ACAGCTACTCATTGAGCGCAACATGGTGCTGAAGAAGCCTCCAGAGCCGGAACCAGACGAGGAAAAGCCATTGCTGAATAGCGAGCAAAAGCGTAAACTCGCACAGACAACCGTACAAAGCGCCCTAACGCACAGGACAGCGCTGGAAATGGCGTGGCGATGAAAACATGGCTACCATGCTTCACTAGAAGCGCAAGCAACCCGAATAGTTACGATCTCTACATTGCCGAGTTTAATCACGGCGATGGAAAGACAAAAGCTGAGGCTCTGGAATGGGCAAAGACAATCCGCGAGGCTGAGTTCAAAGGATATGTGCCACTAAAGCGATAATATGCAATAATTGTGCCATCACGGTTAACCCGAGGTAAGCATGGCAAATAAAATAGGCAAAGATACAGACGTGCCAAACAAAGGGCGCGGAAGGCCCAAGGGGGCGCTTAATCGCGTCACCAAGGGGGCTAAAGAAGCGATTGAGTATGCAGCATCAGGTCTAGGCGGTGGCGTGGCCCTGCTGACGTGGGCGAAGTCTGACAAACTCAATGAGCGCATATTCTGGGGCAACATTTACCCAAAACTGCTACCACTGCAGGTGACAGGCGACCCTGACAACCCACTCCAGACCGTAAACAAAGTGGTGTTTGAAGTTGTCAACGCTAAGGGTTAAAGTCCCGGAAAAGCTGGTACCGCTACTCAATCCAAAGCGATACAAAGGCGCTTATGGTGGGCGTGGCGGGGCTAAATCTCACTTCTTTGCAGAACAGATTGTTTGCCAGGCCCTGACTGGAAAGCGCATCGTTTGTTTGCGTGAGGTGCAGAACAGCATCAAAGAATCGGTAAAGCAGCTACTGACGGACAAAATCATCAAGTTCGGGATTGAAGATCAATTCGACATCATTGAACAGGAGATCAGAGGCCCGCACGGTAGTCAGATCATTTTCAGGGGCTTGCAGTCATTCAACGCTGCCAACATCAAATCACTTGAGGGCTTTGATATAGCATGGGTGGAAGAGGCGCAGACACTTAGCCAGCACTCGCTAGACCTGCTAAGACCAACCATCCGCAAGCCAGGCTCTGAGCTTTGGTTTAGCTGGAACCCGCGTTATAAGACGGACGCTGTGGATAAGTTCTTTCGCAGTGAAAAGCGCACCGACTCCATATCGGTAATGGTCAATTGGTACGATAACCCGTGGTTCAAGGAAACCCCGCTATATCAGGACATGCTGACCGACTTCGAGAGCGATGAGGACAAGGCGGAACACGTATGGAATGGCGCATATGGCTCAAGTCAGGGTGCCATCCTTGCCAAGTGGATAGGAAAAGCAGAGCGCGATGGCAGGATTCACAACGGCGTTGAGTTCGATCAAGACGGCTCCACAATCGAGGTTAGCTCCGATCTGGGTTTCAGGGATACCGCCTCGTTTTGGTACTGGCAGCGCAAGATAGGCGGGTTTTCCCTGCTCAAATACGAGGGAGATACAGGGCTGGATGCTTCAGACTGGATACCGCGCATTAACGAAACGGTTAACGGGCTGGGATGCAAGAAAGCCCCAAAGATATGGCTACCGCACGACGCCAAGGCCAAAACATTCCAAAGCAAATACACCACGATTGAGCAGTTTGCACGTGAGTTCGGGCCGGGAAATGTGGCGATTGTTGCCCAATCCAAGAAAATGGATCAGATCAACGCAGCGCGGACAATAGCGCCAAGATGTGAGTTTCACCGCGACTTGTGCGAGACTGGATTGGATGGGCTATTGGCGTGGGAGTTCTCATACAACGAGGATAACGGGGTCTTTTCTCGTGAGCCTTTGCACAATTGGGCAAGCCATCCAAGTGATGCTTTTGCCTACGGATGCCAGGTAATGCAGGAAAATAAAGCAAAAGAGCCTGAAAAACCTGATATATTCCCCATAACCGGCCAAAATGGAAGAATTGTCACAGCTACCCTGGACGAGCTTTGGGATATGGCCCCCCGTAAGACCGAAAGGTATTAATGCTCGCCCCTATCGTTTCCGATCAGGTCGTTTTAACCAGCGCAGCCGATAACGCGGCTGATGCTGTGTTTAACTCGCTTCGATGTGAGAACGACGCAGCCCCACGAATCCGCGCCACTCTAGTATCAGGCGCTTATGTCTGCAACGGCCTCAGCTTTGACGCCACAGGCCGATTGTTCTATGTAGACGCAACGGCAGGACTGCCTGCAAACACCACGTACTGCTCAGGGCTACCGATCACACCAACGGGCGCTTTGTGCATTTCCACCAACGCACCAGCCACATGGTCTAACGGCGTGCCGTTCGTGACCAATGGCGCGGTATCTGCAACGGTGACAGCATGACCGACGAAATCAAGATTGACGCGGCTGGCGATTGGCTGGATAAGCTCAAAGTCTCCAAGAAGGAAGATGAAAAGTTCGTCAAGCGTGGTAAAAAGATCGTCAGGCGCTATCGGGATGAGCGTACCGGATGGGCCGACACAACCAAGCGTTATAACATTCTCTGGTCAAATATTCAGACCATGCTACCGGCTTTGTACGGCAAGACACCACGGGCACAGGTTGAACGGCGATTCAAAGACCAAGACCCTGTAGGTCGTACAGCCTCAATCATCATTGAGCGGGCGCTACAGTTCGAGATCGACCATTACGGCGATTTTGACGCATCCATCAAGGCGGCGGTACTGGATAGGCTATTGCCTGGACGCGGCACGACATGGATTAGATTCGAGTCGGTTGATGTTGAATCACCAGAAACTGATATTGAACAAAAAGATACGCAATTAGAACGTACATGCTCGGATTACGTCTATTGGGAAGACTTCCGATGCTCACCGGCTCGGGTTTGGGACGAGGTCACATGGGTGGCCCGTCGAGTCTATCTGTCCCGTAAAGAGGGAACAGCGCGGTTCGGTGAAGAGTTTTCAGATGTCCCCCTGACCCATGAGCCAATCGGACTTGACGAGGACAAGAGTAAATCTCAAGACGACGCCAATAAAAAGGCGCAAGTCTGGGAGATATGGGACAAATCCAGCGAAACCGTCATATGGGTGGCTGAGGGCCATTCCAAGACGCTGGATGAAAAGGAAGACCCCTATGGTCTGGATGGGTTTTGGCCTTGTCCGAAACCACTCTATGCAACGCAGTCAACTGATACGCTGGTTCCTGTCCCTGATTACGCGCTATATCAGGACCAAGCCGACGAACTGGACAAGCTGACAAACCGCATTCACATGCTGGTTGAGGCGGTTAAGGTGGTGGGTGTTTACGACTCATCGCAGCCTGGCATTCAGCGCATGCTCAACGAGGGCGTGAACAATACGCTCATCCCGGTAGACAATTGGGCGGCTTTTGGTGAAAAAGGCGGGCTAAAGGGCACGGTTGATTTCATGCCGCTTGATTCCGTGTTGATGGCATTGCGTGAATGCTACGTTGCACGCGATCAGGCGAAACAGGTTATCTACGAAGTTACCGGCCTGTCCGACATTATCCGTGGCGCTAGTGTCGCAAGTGAAACCGCCACTGCCCAGCAGATCAAAAGCCAATACGCCAGCCTTCGCCTGAAATCGCTACAGATTGACGTAGCCAAGTACGCCAGCGCTATCCTGCAGATCAAGGCGCAACTGATGTGCGATTTGTACTCACCTGAAACGCTGGTGAATATGTCCGGCATCATGGGTACGCAGGACGCGCAACACGTACCCGCTGCGCTGGAGTTAATCAAATCCGAGCCTGCACGTTCATTCCGCATCGAAGTCGCCTCAGATTCCCTCGTTGAAATGGACGAGCAGGCCGAAAAAGCCTCGCGCATGGAGTTCTTGCAGGCTACGGGCGCATTCATGGAAAAAGCCCTGCCCGTGGCACAGGCCGCGCCTGACATCACCCCGCTGATTGCTGAAATGCTGTTATTTGGGGTACGCGCATTCAAAGGCGGCAGACCAATGGAGGCGGCTTTTGATGATGCTATGGCTAAATTGGCAGCGCCTAAGCCCCCGGCACCGCCTCCACCAGACCCTGAGCAGATCAAGATGCAGGGCCAAATGCAGATTGAACAGGGCAAGATGCAGCTAGAGCAGGCCAAGTTACAAGGCTCTGCTGAGATTGAGCAATTCAAGGCCAATCAGACGGCGCAGTTAGAGCAAATGAAGATGTCCAATGCGCTGCAAATCGAGCAAATGAAGCAAGAGGCAGAAACGCAGCGGGCGCAATTCAAGGCAGAGCTTGAAGCACAGACTAAGCTACAAATCGCAGCCATGGCTGGTGAATCGGCTATCAATGCGGCGCGTGAGTCGTCATCTAAAACCATTGACGACAAAGCAGCGCAAGGCGCTCAGGGTTTCCGTGATGACATATTGAACAATGTGCAAGAGATGCTAGGCCAATTGACGCAGACATTAGATCAGTCAATTGCAACGCGCGAAAGCACTGACAAAACCGTAATCCGGGATGAAGTTACCGGCAAGCCTATCGCCGTCAAGATAGGCAACACCATCAAACCTATCAAATTTGACGCCAAAGGGCGTATTTCAGGAGTGTAATCATGGCAACGTTTAACAAGTACAACAGCTTCGCCGAAGCGATGACAGAAAACGCCAATTGTGGCACGGACACTTGGCGGGTTATCCTGTCCAACACTGTCCCGGCTGTGACTGATACCAATCAGGCCAGCGCAGCGGAACTGACCACATCAGGCGGCTACACGGTGAACGGCAATACCTGCGCTGTATCGTCTAGCACGCAAACATCCGGCGTCTATAAGCTGGTGCTGGCTGACCCTGCGGCATGGACGGCATCGGGCGGCGGGTTCACGTTCCGCTACGTCATTCTGTGGAATCAGACCATTGACACGCTGGCTGGCTGGTGGGATTACGGATCGTCCGTGGTGATGAATGGCACGAATGCCGACACCTTCACTGCTGATCTGTCCGCTGCAAACGGCGTATTTACGGTGACTTAATGCGCTGGTTGCTGTTCCTGCTGTGCTTTCCCGCCTTCGCAGCGCCTCCGGTAGTGCCTGGCGTTGTCGGAGAAGTGTCGATGCAATTCCCGCCTCGGGTTGTCCGAGGTGATGCAGGATGGCACATCTGGTGGTTCTATCGGGACTCTGACCTCAAGCTGTACAGCAATGGATTTAGTTGCCCGCATGGTGTCTGTGATCGTGGCCTGTTGATCTCTGTCTATCAGGACATCATGACAGCGCCCGA